TAATGCAAAAATGGAAACAGATTACACCAGTAAAATAGAGGAAGATGCACGAATAGCTAATCTTACCAATATGGGTAAGGGCAGACCTAAAGGTGCGGTCAATAAGTCAACATCTATCGTTAAGGAAGCTATTGCAAAGCTACTAGAACGTAACGTAGATAAGATGGATGGATGGCTAGAGCAGGTAGCTAAGGACGATCCTTACAAGGCTTTAGACCTAATGAATAAGCTGTGTGAGTACCACGTACCTAAGCTGGCTAGGTCAGAGATCACAGGTGCAGACGGTGGCGCAGTAGAGCATAGCGTGACATGGCAGAAATAGTAATACCGTATAAGCCTCGTGACCAACAGATTAAGATTCATGAGGCAATTGACAACCATCGCTTTACAGTCGTTGTTGCTCATCGAAGAATGGGAAAGACTGTCAGTGCCATCAATCAACTCATAAAGGCTGCAATTGAGTGCGATAAACCTAATCCGAGATTTGCTTATATTGCTCCTACTTACGCTCAGTCTAAGCGTGTGGCTTGGGATTACCTTCTTGAGTTCACTCGTCCACTGGGTGCTACGGCTAACATATCAGAGCTTAGGGTGGATTTTTGGGGTAGGCGTATCAGTCTTTATGGTTCTGACAATTCCGATTCTTTACGTGGTCAGTATTTCGATGGGGTGGTGCTTGACGAGATTGGGGATCAAAACCCAAAAATCTGGAACGAAGTAATCAGACCAGCTCTAGCGGACAGACTAGGTTGGTGCTTGTTTATTGGCACGCCTAAAGGTAGGAACCATTTCGCAGACTTTAGAGACAGGGCTGAGACTGCTGAAGGCTGGGCATTGCTAGAGTTTAAGGCTAGTGAGACAGGCGTACTTAGCGAGAAAGAATTGAATGATGCTCGTGCTGAGATGGGTTCCGACAAGTATGAGCAAGAATTTGAGTGTAATTTTAATTCAGCCATTGAGGGTAGCTATTATGGGTCGATTATCAACGATCTTGAAGCAAAAGGTCGTATCACCACTATTGACCGTGACGATCTTTGCAAGTCTTATGTGGCTTGGGATTTGGGTATGGGTGACTCTACTTGCTTGTGGGTGGCTCAACTGGTTGGCAAGGAAGTCAGGCTGCTTGATTTCGTGGAAAACCACGGGGTCGGGCTTGATTGGTATGTCAATTGGCTCAAAGAAAATAGATATGAGCGTTTCGACCAGTACCTTCCACATGACGTTGAAGTCCGTGAATTGGGGACAGGCAGGAGTCGTAAGGAAGTCCTCCAAGAAGCAGGACTAGAGATTACCGTAGCTCCTAGATTGGCTGTAGAAGATGGAATACAAGCAGTACGTAGGTTGCTACCACGTTGTTGGTTTGATAAGGACAAAACTAAGCAGGGTGTTAATGCTTTACGCAACTATCGCAGGGAATATAACGAGAAGCAGAACGTGTATTACGAGAAACCGCTACATGACTGGGCATCTCACGCTTCAGATAGTTTCAGGTATTTAGCGATAACACTTGACGAATCTGACGATTCATGGTCATCAAATATCACAATTAATACCAGTTGGGTTGTATAATATGCAAAATTCCTACAGGGTTTAGCTATGGATTCAGGTCAAGTAAAAGGTATCTTAGATAACGAGATTGAGAACGCAATCGGGTTCATCGACTCTGAGACTACTGACGAGCGTACTAGAGCCTTACAGTATTACTTGCGTGAGGCTTACGGCAATGAGGTAGAAGGTCGTAGCCAGATCGTAACAGGCGAAGTAGCTGAAGCTATTGATGGCGCATTGCCACAGCTTCTACGTGTCTTTACGACAACAGAGGACATTGTTTACTTTGAGCCTAAGTCACCTAATGACGAGGAATCAGCAAAGCAAGCAACTGAATACTGTAACTGGGTGTTCTATCGTGAGAATGATGGTCTGCTGATTCTGCATAACTGGTTTAAGGATGCGCTGTTACAAAAGACAGGTATCGTTAAGTCTTATTGGGAATCAAAAGAAGATGTAGTCAAAGAGAAGTACAAGAACCTAACAGAAGAAGAACTTGCTTTATTGCTATCTGATGAGTCAATGGAAGTTGTGCGTCAGAAGGTAGAGATGGTAGAAGCTGGAGTTGACGAGATGGGTATGCCTATTATGGCTCCGTCTTACTCTGTTACGGTTAAGAAGGTTAAGAAGTCAGGTAATGTACGTATTGAGAACGTGCCACCAGAAGAATTCTTGATCTCTAAGGCAGCTAAGACTATTGATGATTCTCCGTTCGTAGCACACAGACGTTTAGTGCCTCGTAGTGACTTAATCGCTATGGGTTACGATAAAGACGTAGTTGACAGTCTGCCAACATATGATGACTTAACGTATAGTCCTGAGCGTATCGCACGATTCGATCAAGGTGAGCAGCCTGATTCAGCTCCTAGCCTAGACTTCTCGATGCAGACGGTTGAGATATACGAATGCTTTATACGTATTGACGAGGACGAGGACGGTATTGCTGAGTTACGTAGGATTGTTTACTGCGGTAATGAGATTCTGTATGACGATGAGACTGACTTAATTCCGTTCCATTCATTGTGTCCGATCCCAATTCCGCACAAGTTTTTTGGACAGTCATTGGCTGACAGAACGATGGACATTCAGTTAATCAAGTCCACGTTAATGCGTCAGACTTTGGATAACTTGTATCTAACGAATAATGCTCGTGTTGGTGTGGTTGATGGTCAGGTTAACCTTGACGATATGCTTAACGCTACGCCTGGTGGAATTATCCGAGTAAAGAATCCTAATGCTCTGATACCGTTACAAGTGCCTTCAGTTACAGGTCAAGCCTTCCCAATGTTTGAGTACCTTGATGGTGTCGCAGCCAAGCGTACAGGCGTTACAGACGCATCGTCAGGTTTAGATCCAGATGTGTTGTCTAACGTCACAGCTACTGCTGTAGCGGCTATGATGAAGTCCAATAGTGGTAAGCTAGAGTTGATCGCTCGTATCTTTGCTGATACTGGCGTTAAGTCGTTGTTCAGAGCTATCTTGCATTTACTAGGCAAGTATCAGGACAAGGCTAAGATTATCCGTATGCGTGGTAAGTACGTACAGTACGATCCTAGAACGTGGGCGAATGAATACGACATTAGCATTAACGTAGGTCTTGGTTCTGGTGACAGAGATCAGAAGCTAGCTATGTTGCAGATGATTCTAGCGAAACAAGAGCAGATATTGCAGCAGTTTGGCCCATCTAATCCGCTAGTATCGGTAGGTCAGTATCGCACCACGTTAGCAAAGTTTATTGAGTCAGCAGGGTTTAAAGATGCAAACGCATTTCTTAACGAGATTACTCCTGAACAAGATGCTGCTCTTGCACAGCCTCAGCCTCCATCTCCCGATGCACAGGCAGAGGTTGCTAAGATGCTTGCGGACGTTGAACGAGAGAAGATCGCTGCGAAGTCGCAGATCGACTCGGAGAAGCTAAAGTTAAAGCAGCAGGAACTTGAGGCTCAATATACCCAAAAGGGCTTAGAGATGGCTATGAAGAATCAGCAGCAACAGGCTGACATCAAGATTAAAGAAGCACAGTTAGCTGTTCAGCAGTTACAGGCAATCCTAACGATGGATATGGCAGACGAGCAGATGCGTCAGAAGCAAGCTGAGATCGTCTTAAAAGCGATTAAGGAACTTGGAGGATTAGTATAATGGCTTATAACCCACAAATGCCTCAGATGCCTCAGCAAATGCCACAACAGCAGCAACAAATGCCGCAGCAAATGCCACAGCAATACCAGAATCCAGCCGCTAACTGGCAGCAGACGTATCAGAACTCATCATGGGCTAATCGTCAGCCTATGCAGTATCAGCAGCAACAGATGCCGCAACAGATGCCACAGCAATATCAACAGCAACAGATGCCACAGTTTTCTCAGCAGCAGATTAATTCATTCTTGAATTTTATGCGTAGCAGACCTATGCCTAATTTTATGGGTGATCCACGTTATCAGGCGCAACAGTCACAGCAGCCTGTATATCAGCCACCACCAACGCCTAAAGCTCGTACATATATGCCAGAAATTAAATTTACTTACGGCGGTGGAATGACAGGAGGTTTGAATAATAGTTATACATCTGGAGATGCTTCTGCTGATGCTTGGGTTAAAGCAAGAAATGCAAGATCTGAAAATGATAGGTTAAATTTACAACAAAGAGAACAAAAGACTAGAGACCTATATAATCAATACTTTTCTGGTGCTGCTTAATGAGTAAAGCAGACTGGGCAGCTCGCATACTTCAAGATGAGCGATTCATTGAGGTAATGAACGAGCTAAAAGAATTAGAGATACAGAAGTTTAGAAGTACAGATTACAGCGACATGGAACTACGTGAGCAAGCGTATTTACGACTCCGAGTTCTAGAGGATATAGAAGGTTATATTCAAGGGCTTACTAACCAGAAGCTCATTGACGCAAAAAGATGGAAGATTTTGTAGTCCGTATAGGGCGGTTCCCTATATAATTATGGAAATGAAAACATGAGCGATACTGAAAGCACCACTCCAGAGGGAAGTGCGCAGTTAGATGTAAATGGTGCAGCTAACGCTATTTTGGGATTAATGGGCAATGATGATGGCTCCGAACAAGGACAACCTGAACAGCGCACAGAATCCAACGATAGCGATGCCGAATCAGAGGAATACGAGGAATCGGAAGAATCTGAGGTAGAACAAGAAGAAGCTGATGAGTCAGAGGAACATCAAACATTCCGAGTGAAAGCTGCGGGAGAAGAACGTGATGTAACCCTTGATGAGCTTATTAAGTCGTATCAACTTGGCACTGATTATACAAAGAAATCGCAAGCTGTAGCTGAGGAACGTAAGGCAGTTGAAGCTGAACGCCATGCAGTTCAAGAAGCGAAGCAACTCCGAGATACTTATGCGGAGAGGTTGCAATACATTGAGCAAGCCTTGATGCAGCCTCAAGAAACAGAGAATCTGGAATACCTGAAAGAGACTGATCCTATTGGATACGCTGTTAAGGTTGCAGAGATGTCTCAGAGGGAGAAGCAGTTAGCGCAGGTTCGTGCTGAAAGAGAGCATATAGCTCAACAGCAGGAATATGACAGACAGAATCAGTTACGTGCAAAGGTTGCACAGGAAGCTGAGAAGTTAGTTGGTGCGTTACCTGAATACGCTGATCCTGTTAAGGGTGAAGTAATCCGTAAAGAGATACGCAGCTACGGTAAACAGGCTGGATTCTCGGATGATGAACTAGCGAATGTATTTGATTCTCGTGCAGTATTAACGCTATATAAAGCTATGCAGTACGATAAATTGAAGGCATCGCAACCAGCTATTGCTAAGAAGGTGAATGAAGCTCCAAAGGCGATGAAGCCTGGAGTATCAAACCCAAGAGATAGTGGAGCTGAGGATATTAAAAAACTGAAGGCTAGAGCTAGACAATCTGGAAAGATTAGTGATGCCGCAGCCGCTTTTGAACGATTCTTATAAGGAAGTATTATGCCTACATATCAAACATTTACCGCTATCGGTATGCGTGAAGATTTATCTGACGTTATCTATAACATCAGCCCAACTGAAACACCAATTATGTCCTCTATCGGTAAGACTAGCGCAACTGCTGTTTACCATGAGTGGCAGACTGACTCGCTTTCTGCCGCTACGACTGCTAACGCTGCGGTTGAGGGTGCAGATGCAACTTCTATCACTGCATCACCAACGACTCGTGTTGGAAATTATACTCAAATCGTACAGAAAACGATTCAGGTCAGCGGAACATTAGAAAAAGTTAACAAAGCAGGTCGTAAGTCAGAAAAGGCTTACCAGTTAGCTAAGGCTTCTGCTGAAATCAAGCGTGACTTAGAGACTATCATTACTGCTAATCAAGGTAAGTCAGCAGGTACATCAACTGTAGCTCGTACTATGGGTTCATTGTTGTCATGGATCAAGACCAACAGCTCACAAGGCACTGGTGGTTCGGCTCCAGCAACTTCGGGTACATCTACCCGTACCGATGGCACACAGCGTACTGCTACTGAAGCATTGTTGAAAACTGTTATCGCTTCAATCTTTGATGCGGGCGGTTCACCAAAGGCTGTATTCGTTGGTTCAGCAGGTAAGCAGAAGATTTCTGGCTTTGCTGGTATCGCAGTTAATCGTTATCAGATCACTAAGCCTGAAGCTGGCGTTATCATCGGGGCGGCCGATATTTATCAGTCGGATTTTGGCCAGTTGTCAATTGTCCCTGACAGATTCATGCGTAATCGTGATATGTTAATCTTGGATCCTGAGTATGCAGCAATGGCTTTCCTGCGTCCATTCATGACTAATGAATTGGCTAAGGCTGGTGACTCTGAGAAAACTCAGATTCTTGCTGAAGTAACTTTGGAAGTGAAGAACGAAGCAGCACATGGTATCGTTGCTGACTTAGACTTCTCGCTGTAATAGACTAGCCCCTGCCTGATGGTGGGGGCTTTTTTGAGGGACTAATGGAAAACTTACGTAATCATACGGTTCATGCGGACGGTGATGGCGGCATTATCATCGAAACTAATCAAGATATAACTGACATCTTGGAGCGCAACAAAGCGTTACAGGAAGTGGATAAGGCTAGGACAGGAGCGACAGAAGATTTACATTTAATAGGATCAATACCTTTTACGGCTATTGATAAGCTAAATCAAATGGGAATCATGCGTGGCTTCTATATAGTGGATGAGGTAGCGTTTAAGAAGTGGCTAAATCATCCAGACCAAGCACCATTGAAGATATATCGGGGAACAGTATGAGAGTTGGCGTTTGTATTCCATGCAGGGATGAAGTACATACAGGTTTTGCGTTTGATTTTGCTAGGATGGCTGCACACGATGCGTCTGTTCGATGCAAAGACGGTAAGGGCGGTCTAAGCCTCTACACGATGCCTGGGACACTTATATTCGATCAGCGTGAGAAGTTAGCTCAGGTAGCATTGAAAGAGGGCTGTGACGCTGTTTTATACATTGATAGCGACATGCGTTTCCCTCCTGATCTGATAACGATAATGTTATCTCGTGAGGTTGGGATTGTCGGTGTTAATGCGGTCACTAGACGTAAGCCATGTATGCCAACGGCTAAGTTGTTAGTTAAGTCAGAGGATGAGAAGGGGATTCGCCATCATTGGTCTAATGTCGATTCTCGTGGTAAGGAAGGTATTGAGAAGATTACTGCTGTTGGTTTTGGGGCGGTAATGATTCGTAGGGAAGTGTTTGAGAAGGTTCCTCAGCCTTGGTTTGATGCAGGATGGGGGCCAACAGGTGTAGTCGGTGAGGACGTTCACTTTTGCGTTAAGGCTGGTGATAATGGCTTTGATACTTGGGTAGATCACGAGCTGTCTATGCACATCAAACACGTAGGTACGTATGAGTACGGCTGGGAAGATTTTGAGCAACTAGAGGAATAATATGGCTTTTAGTACATACAGTGAACTAAAGACTACGATAGCTAGTTACTTAGCTCGTAGTGATTTAACGGCTATGATTCCTACGTTCATCCAGTTGGCTGAATTACGTTTGCGTAGAGAGCTTAGAACTCGTCAGATGTTGGTTGTAGCTACAGCAAATACGACAGGTGGAGACTCTACCGTAGGATTACCTACAGACTTCTTGTCGATGCGTGACATACACGTTAATACTAATCCTATTACGACTTTAGCTTACTCAGCTCCTAATGCTTTCTATAATTCCTACAGAGTTACAGAGTCAGGTAAACCAACTGAATACACAGTATTATCTACTGAAATTCAATTGTCTCCTGTTCCTGATAGCACTTATCAGCTTCAAATGCTTTACTACGCACAGCCTTTTTTCTTGAGCGATACGAATACTGGTAATGTATTTTTAGTTAATTATCCAGACGCTTTACTGTACGCCGCATTAGGTGAGGCAGAGCCGTATCTAATGAATGATGTAAGGTTACAGACTTGGGCTAGTT